CCGGAAAAGAAACAAAAGAGTGAAACGGAAGGTATTCCAACAAATGAATTGCCTTGGTGTGAACCTTGTTTATCTATAACAGAGGGTTCGATAAGTGGGTTTGGTGCTTGGAGTGTTCCATTACAAGGTTCTCATATCATGATATTTTTTGAAAATGGAAATCCATTACAACCTAGATATTTTGCTTCTATGCCCGGTATTCCTGAATCAAATGAATCATATAGTAATACTACTAAAACAACTTCTAAAAAAGATGGTTTTAAAGACCCTGATAACAAATATCCCACAAAAGCACGAATGGGGGAATCAGACTATCATAGACTTGCAAGGGGTGTTTCTGATGAAACATTAGTTACTACTAAAAATCAAGAGCGTGATTTAGGTGTTCCAAAAGCGTTTGGTGGTGCATGGGATGAACCTGAATCCCCTTTTAATGCTACATATCCACATAATCATGTTATAGCTACTCATGGTGGAATAACAATAGAATTAGATTCTACTCCCGGTTCAACACGTTTGCATCTTTATCATCCATCAAATTCTTTTATAGAAATAGATGATGATGGAACAATGGTTATAAAAAACAATAGAGGTAGATATGACATTATAGCTACTAATAATAAAGTTCATATTAAACAAGATAGGGATGTTTCTATTAATAAAAATTCAAGGAAACTCATTGGAAATGATGAAGGAATAGAAGTAAGGAATGATAAACAAATACAGATAGGTAATGATAAAACAGAAGATATAGGAAACGATTCTACACAAGATGTTGGAAATGATTTAACTGAAAGCGTTGGTAGAAATAAAGAAGTGGCTATTGAAGGAAATGAATCAGAAGAAATAGGTGGAAATAAAGACAAAAGAATTTTAGGAAATGAGATAGATGAAATAAGTGGTTATAAAGATCAATCTGTCGATGGAAATAAAGAGGATACTATTGGTGGTAATGAAACAAGATCAATAACAGGAAGCAAAACAGAAACTATAGGTGGGAATTTACAAGTTACTGTAAGTGGAAATATTTCTGTTACTGCTACAGGAAGTGTAACAGTAAACGGTGGTTCGGTTCAAATAGTGGGAAGCACTATAGGCTTTACTGGTACTGTATCTGTAGCCGATCAAGGAAGTTTGTTAAGATTGGTCAATGAAAGTTTTGTAAACATTTTTAATTTGCATAGACATATTGATCCACAAGGGGGATTGACATTTTATCCAAATTTATTAATGAGTGATGCACAATTAACAAGTAATATGCAATCAAGTTAGAGGTAAATTATGGCATGTAATGGAAGTTCAAATAAATCTTTAAATTCTTTAGATAACATTTTAAATCAAACAGAAGGTAAAGTTTCTGCGTTAGAGAGTCAATCTAATTTAATAAAACCTACTATAGAACAGTTTAGAAACGAGTTGTTAGGGTTTGATCCTAATAATGTTTCTTCTCCTGCGGCAATATCTAGTGCTTTAAGTGATTTTACTGCTGATGCTATATGTGCAGGATATGATGATATGAATGGACTTGAAAAATTAGCGGCACAATGTTTAAGTGATGCAGTAAGAGGGTTAAGACAATATTTGGATGATTTACTTCAAAATTTGGAAGATGGTATTGATTTGATTGCTTCTCTTTTGAATTTATCTGAATATAGTTTGATGAAACTATTTCAAAGGCTTTATAAACTTTTAGCTGATATAGCGGCATTAGTTGGTTCTACAGATTCTAAGCTAACTTGTATTACAGCTAATGATACTGAAGGGGAATTTACTTCAAGAGTTCAAGCATATGAAACTAGAATTAATACAGTTTTAGATGATTTATATTTAGATGATGATGGAAATTTTGATTCTGATAAACTCTTAGCTGATGCTGATCCTAATTTGAAGACAAATTTAAAATCATTTGAGTCACGAAGTAATACATTGAAAAGTGAAATAGAAGGAAATATTAACAGGAAAATTACGGTATTGAATACTAATGTCAATCCGATAACTTATTTTTAATTATGATAAAAGAATTTAAATGCCCACATTGCGGAAGATATTTTGTTGTTAGTGAACATAAAAATTCCAAGTGTAAAGTTTATTTATGTCAAAATGTGCATTGTAAAAAAATAGTAGAGGTAAAAAAATGAAATTCTTAAGATATATTAAAGAGGAAGTACAAAACATGAAGGATTGGATGAAATATGTTAATTCCAATAAGGAACTTAAAGTAGCTGTATCTATCCTTAATAAGATTAATAGGGCCAAATATAAGGCTTATATAGTTGGTGGTTCGGTTCGTGATATCATACTTGGAAACCTTAAACCACATGATGTTGATATTGCCACTAATATGCCTATGGATGAATTGGGTAAGCTTTTTAAGACTTACGATATAGGGAAATCAAGAGATTTTGGTATTGTAACGGTTAAGGTAGGTGGGTTTGATTTTGAAATAGCTCAATTCAGAAATGATGGCACATATAAAGACGGTAGAAGACCTGAAAGCGTTAAAATTACAGGAAGTTTTGAAGACGATGCAGAAAGGAGAGACTTCACTATAAATGCTATGGGTATCAATGCCAAAGGCGATATAATAGACTATTTTGATGGGAGAAGGGATATTAGGGATAGGGTGTTAAAAACCGTTGGTGATCCTTTCAAGCGGTTTGGTGAGGATTATTTACGTATGATGCGACTAGCAAGATTTTCGGCTAAGTTGAATTTTGATATCGAAAAGGGAACTGAAAAAGCGGCTCAAAAGTTATCACAAAATATTGCAGGTTTAGCACCTGAAAGAATTAAAGATGAACTTATGAAATCTGCTTCCCAAAGTGGTGATAAGTTTGCTAAGTATATAGAAATATTAGATAAATTGAAATTATTGAAGTTTATACTTCCTGAAGTAATGAATCTTAAATGGTTTAGGGAAAATTTACACCATCATCCTGAAACAAGAGGGGAAGGTGGAACGGTTTTTTCTCACGTTATGAAAGCATTAAAAAGAAGTGACACTAAAGACCCTATTCAGAATTTAGCTATACTATTACATGATGTTGGAAAGGGTGTTACTTTGTCACATGACAAGGGATTGCCAAGGTATCTTGAACATGCAAAACGAAGTATGGATTTGGTTGATTCGATTGCAGATAGATTGAAAATGAGTAACAAAGAACGTGAAGCTTTAATATTTGCGGTGGGAAATCACATGAAATTCCATAAGATACTTGATATGAAACCATCTAAAATAGCTAAGTTGGTATCTGATGATAATTGGGATGTTTTGGTAGCGGTAGGAAAGGCAGATGAATATGCAAGAGGGGAAATGTTTATGCATAAAGGTGAGTTTGAAAAGATAGTTGATAAGGCAGTTAAGGTTAAAGAGAAATTTGGTATGCCACAAGTCAATAAAACAATGAAACTTGTTGATGGAAACCATGTAATGAAACTCACAGGCATGAAACCGGGGCCGAAAGTTGGTAAGATAATAAAAGATGTTACTGAATGGATTATGGATAATGACATAAAAGATCAAGAAGAAATAGATAGGAAGATAATAGAATATGCAGAATAAACTTACTTGTAAAAAATGTGGAAGATTAAGGCGTACTGAAAAATTTGGTAATTTTAATAGAGATATTCCTTCTATAAGGGAAAGGAATGGAAAGAATCTTTATTGCAAGGATTGTATGAGTATATATAGGAAAGTTTATGCTAAACAGAATCCTATAGGATACATGAAAACAGTTAAAGCAGTAAAGAGATACAAGAAACGTAATAAGAATAAAATAAAAGAATATAATAAAAATTATTATCAAGAAAATAAAGAAAGAATAATGTATAACTTAAAGTGTAGAAAAGAAACGGAATGTGTAATGATTTTTGATGATGATCTTAAAAAAGAGAGTAAACAAAAGATAAATAAAAATAGGAAAATAACTAAAAAACATAAGGAAATAGATATAAATCCACAGAGGAAATAAATTATGGCAGATTTTTGGGCTGATTTTGATGATAGCTTTAATAGACAATCAAATGGTGATGTACAGAAGGATGCTGATATTCAGGCTATATTTAATAGTTTGACTAATATTTTAAAAACAACACAAGGGGAAAGAAGAATGGTTCCTACGTTTGCATCTAATGTACAGCAATTGTTATTTGAACCTATTGATGATATTACTGCACGAAAGATAGCAGAAGGTTTACTTGAAGCTATTAAGATTTGGGAAGAAAGAATTGATGTAACAGGTTTTGATATTGAACCACGATATGATGAAAATATGTATAGATGTAGAATAAAGTTTATCATTGTAGGAAGTGACCAAATAGAGACTGTAGATTTTATATTAACAAGATAAGGAGTATATTATGGCTGAATTTACACCTGAATATTTATCAATAGACTATTTAAGTCTTATTGAAAAATTCAAAACTGAATTAAAAAAGAGTGATGTATTCAAAGATTATGATTTTGAAGGTTCTAACATTGCTGTATTAATGGAATTAATGGCTTATGTTAGTGAATTGAATACATTCTTTATAAACAAGGTAGCAAAAAACACATTTCTTGAAACGGCAGATGTTTATGAAGCGGCTAACAGATTGGCTAGACAAGTTGGTTATGAACCTAAAGGAACACGGTCTGCTAGAGGAACATTGTCGGTAGTTGTTTCAGGTTTGGCAGGTGATGTTTTTAGAGTACTTTCATGGAAACAACTTAATTCGGGTAGAACGGACGATGATGGAAATGAAATTTTATTTGCTACTACTGAATCTGTTAAAGCAACTGCTTCAGGAGATGGTTTTATGACTATAGCGGTTCCTGCAAGACAAGGACAAATTATTGATTTAACAGGATATACAGGTGATGATTTAATTGATAATGAACTTATACTTCCTACTGAATATGCTTATGATGATGATTTGGCAGATTCACTTCCTTCTATAAGAGTAATGGTAAATGACGTTGAATGGACAAGAGTTTCAGATTTTTATTTAGATGTTATTCCTGATGCTTCTGATAATGTTTATATGTTTATATATGATAGATATAGAAGAAATAAGGTTGTGTTTAATTCAGGTAGAAATGTTCCTGCGGTTGATGATACAATTTCAGTAAGGGTTATAGACAGTTTAGGAACGGCAGGTAGTATTGGTGCAGATGTTGATGAAGAATGGGTTATAGAATCTGATAATTTTATTGAGCTTACAAGAGGTATAACTACTAGTTATATGAACAATGATCTTATTTCAGTTTCACTTTCAGCGGCAACTATAGGTAGTGCTTCTCCTGAAACAATAGATGAAATCAGATTTAATTCAGCTTCGGCACTAAGAGCACAGTTTAGAAATGTAAATGCTAATGATTATAATTCATATCTTTCTGCAAGAGCAGATGTAATAAAAGCTAATGCTTACGGTGAACAAGACCTTGCTCCTTCGGGTTCAGGTGATCCACAATTATACAATGTTGTCAATATTTCTGTAATTCCCGAAACATATGGAAATTCTACTATAATTACTTCGG